GAACAAAATAAACGGTAACTTGTGAACAAAATAAACGGTAACTTGTGAACAAAATATAACTTGAGATGACATGTTATATTTTTTTATTTTATTTTAAACATAATTTAAGTCCTCTTTAATTCGTATATATCTAGGGTCATTATATATTTTTCCCGTAAGGTCCTCAAGTTCTTTCATATTTTTAACGGGATATTTATTTACATATTCAAACATTATATTTACTAATTCAATTGTTCCCTCTCCATATTGCAATGACACCATAGGCCAAACCTCTTGCAATTCTTTAGATTGTGCCCATCCCAAAAATACAGCCAACCACGAACGTTCATCATCTTCAATATATTCAATATTAAACTGAACTTCTCTCCAACTTTCTAAATCAGTTAAAAAATCTTCCCAACTTTGGAATATTAAGGTTGATATGTATAAAATACTCGTCCATCTGTCAATATCTTCCCCATCTTTTTGAATAACTGGTTTATAGTTTGGTAAAGATTTTTTTTGCCATGCATAAAACATGGAATCAATAAATTCTGGAGCTTTGTCATAATAATCGTCAAATGCTTTTAAAATGCTATTAAATGCACGGTCTACAATTTTATAGGTAGAGTCTCTCTTAACCGACAAATAGTTGACAGTAAAAATTTGGTACGTAATAATAATACCTAAAGCAATAATAAAAGTTGAAATTGTGGGAATTTTACTTGTTAATCTGTCTATAAATGACCCTGGTTTACTATAACTGGCAATAACAATAATAAAAGTAACAATAACTATAATTAAAACTATTGTAATCAACGTAACTTGATATAAGGTAAAACTAGACAAAGCCATTTAATATATCTACATATAAAAAATATACTTTTTTGAAAATATGTTTTATCTAAATTTTAAAGATATAGTAAGATATACATGAACGACCAATTAATTAACGAAATCACTCTTGAATGTTTAATGAACAAACAACAATACGCAAAGCATATTGGGAAATCGTGCACTATAACAAAAGAATCTATTCGTAAAGACAAAAGATTTTATAAAAAACGCATCTTTGACTTAACAAAAAAATTGTTAAATAATGAAAAACCTGAAACAATGTATCCAGATGTTGGAAGTGCATTTGATTCATATGCTAGAGTCTGCATTGAATATTTTAAGGTTTTAGATAAATCGGATATTATTCAGGAAGATTATGCAGGAATTGAAGATGGCTGGCTAAATAATTCACTAGCCGACCCATCATACAATGCTGTAGAAGAGAGCATGGTAATAATGCGTTCCATTAAAATAAACGAACCAAATGCATTAGAAAAACTTGTTAAAAGAACAACCTCTAAACTTGAAAAAAAAGCTATAATCCCACTACAAAAGGATATTAACTTAAAAGACCCGAATCTTAAAAATAAAGGAATTTGCAAAAAGAATAATATCAATAATAAATATGAGGAAACCTCTGAAAAAAATAACACAGAAAAAACACAAAACTGCTAAAAAACATAATAAAAGCAAAAAACATATAACAACAAGAAGAAACCACATATTTAGAGAAAAACTTATTAAAAAACTTAATTCTGTAAAACTTCGTTGTAGTCCAAAAACTGCAGGAAAGATTTATACCTGCTTGGAGGACGAAACACTTTATAAGTTAAAAGAGTTGTGGAATGCGCGTCATCCTGAATCAAAAATTGATACCAACGACTCAAAAGAAATATGGAATACATTAAACTCTAAATTAAAAGGAATTTGCAACAAAGAGTCGTGTTGGTTGAAGCAAAAGTTTGTAAACGGAAAATTGAACAAAGAACTTGAAGAATCGTATGCGCCAGTTTCACCCAAAGAATGGAGCAAAAATCCTAATGAATGGTTGTCTAGTGTAGATATATTAGAAGTTATGAAACAATACGAAGAAAAATACAAGTGTTTTGATTTTATTGGCCCTTCTCCCATTGATTTTGATACTCATAAATTATACGGAGAATGCGTTTGGGAGGAACTGTGTCATTTTAATTTGGAACAAGAAATAAAAAATGGAAGATTTAAGATAGGTGTTATATTCAATTTAGACCCTCATTATAAAGGCGGATCGCATTGGGTTTCCATGTTTATTAATATTAAAAAAGGAGAGATATTTTTCTTTGATAGTGCTGGCGACAAAGCTCCAAAACAAGTTATGAAATTAGTTAACCGAATTATTAAACAAGGTGCGCAGTTAAAAGTCCCAATTAAATTTAAGTTTGATGAAAATCACCCAATTGAACATCAATATGGCGATACTGAATGTGGAATTTATTCTTTATATTTTATTGCGCACATGTTAGAAGATAGACACGATAGTAAATACTTTAAAACGCACGTTTTAGATGATAAATACATGCAACAATTCAGAAAGGTGTATTTCAACAGAGATTTATAACCTGTAAAAAATTTAATTTAAACAATCAAAGTATATAAATAATATTTGTGAATATTATTTATATGACATCACGGCAAGTAAACATTGACTTTATTATTACTGAAAATATAGAAATGATTTGGGAAATTGTATTGGATGATATAAAACCCCGACTTAAATCCCAAGAACAGTTCACTCAGGCCAGAGGATTCTTTATAAACCAAGCTCGTCTTTTTTTTGAACGAGAGAAAAATGTTCAGCAAAATTTAATGGAAATGAATAAAAAATTTATTACCCTAATTATGAATAGTTTTAATCCACAACAGCAACAACAAAACTCTGCAAATAATCCACCTCAAACCAAACAACTCTTCAAGGCAGAAGATATACAAGCAGAGAGATTAAACGCATTTGAAAGAGGGTTGGCTGATAAGAAAAATGATTTTATGAGCGCAATGTCTGTCCCAGTTCCAGAAACGCCACGGTTTAGTGACAACACAACAGACGAGCCAATTGGTGGGGCCATGGGAGAATTAATAGCCAGAACATTAGCTCAAAGAAATTTTGACGTAGAATCAATTCACAAGGCAACAAACAAAGAAGATGTTGAAAAATGGTTAAAACCTGCAGAAACATCTGTAAAAATGGAAAAAGTTCAACAGAATCAACAAAGTGCAACACAGTTAGAGGAAAAACAAAAACAATATCAGTATAATCAACCTGCACCAAAGTTTATTCAAATTGGCGAAGAATTACCAGTTTTACCAGTTGTAAAAAAACAAATATCATGGGGAGAGAATCAAGAATATGACACATTTATTAACACTTCAGAAATACAATTAGAAATAAATGAGATTTCTTCTACACGCTCGGAAGATAATAATCCAAATATTTTCTCTCGCTTAAAACAAGTAAAGGAAGTGTCAAGTTTAAAGGAAGAGGAAACCGTTGAGATTAAAAACGAAATAAAAGTAATGGGAGATAAGATTTTTAACCTAGAAGATAAAATGAATCAAATTTTAGAGCTTTTGAAAAATAAAATTGAATTAAATTCCAACAATAATGTAGATAATACATATAAAGAACAATGACACTAATAAAAGTTCTCAGAATTATCGCATTTATAATTCCTGTGGCGGCATTCTTGCAGGGTTCAAGACCGAAGTTATCAAAAACTATACTTTATTTAGATGATGACCTGTGGAGTTGTGGAGAAGTAAGTTGGGAAACTATTCCGTTCACACAATATAATTCATACACTCCAGTTGTGTTTGTAGAACGTCCGCCAGCAAATGTATTACCATCCAAAGAATATACCACAAAAACAATAGTAACCCCTCTTTATAAAAAAATGCAGGATGACCAAACTCAACTGGCATCTGTCTCTGCTGTAACAAAAATGTCTTACAAAGAATTCTTTAACCTAGATCTATTTATTTCCGAGCTTAACTGCAATATACACACACATAGTTTATTTACCCCATCAGAAATGTTCTTATTAACTGCATTGTCTGGTATTGCGTTTATTTATAATAAAACCAAGGAGATTGAAATTAGCAGACTTCAGAAACTCTACAAGTTTTCATCTCGGTCAGAGTATTTTGAGAAATACAAAGAAATTAGAAAAGTTGCTATGATGATATTTATTGTTTTGACTTGTTTGTTGACGCGAAATGTTCGTAGTGCCACATAAGTTTATATTGTATATAATACAAAATAAACATGGTGTAATTTTAACGTTAAGTTAATATAATTCTAAACCATCTTTATCTTAACACCCTTTGGTGTTTGTTCCACATCTGCTATTAAAACGGGGTCTATTTGAGGATTTTCAAGAGCTCTATAATAACTGTCAAAGTCATACAACTTACCATTACTAGAATCAATCTTGCGATAAATATATTTTTTGCCGCGGAATTCATATGGTTTTCCTCGCCACTCAATGGTTTTTTTATTAATTTTTGTTGTAGAATCTGGTTCTTCTTTCTTATAATTTGGAATATATGAAAATGTGGTTGACGAAGGTTCTCCAAACTGAAGACAATTTAATTGTTCTTTTGACCCTCTCTTTGTATAAATTGCACAATCAATTGATGCCTCTTTTATAGCAGTGATTAACTTAAAACTTACTTCGTCTTTAATCGTTGAAATTTCAAATAAAGCTTCATCACTAGTCAACGGAATATTGTCTTCTTTCCAATCTTTTTCTTCTTTTCCTTCAACTGGGATTTTATACTTTCTTTTACTTTTGTCCTTTCTTTTCAACTCAATTGCACTATCATTCTTGGGGTCCAACTGTTCTTTGGAAAAAGTCATTAAATATAAATATACTTCAACCGTTTGAAGTGCTTCTGGCAGTTCCTTGTGACTGCAAATTCTTCTTGCTCTTCCTACAACTTGTTCAATACGAGCAGGATTCCAATAAGGTTCCATAATATGAACATATCTTGTGCTTCGTAAGTTAATACCCTCCGAACCAGATGCTGTAATCATTAGTACCTTGATAATTTCACCCATGTGGTTGTTATGCGCAATCTCTCTTAGTTTGGCAGTTATCGGTGATTTAACATCCCAATTGCTATTATAAATATTTCGGATTAGTTCCTTTTCTTCAGCAGATTCCGTTCCCGTATATAATGCAAATGTTGGTTTGCCCATGTTTTCTTCACTAATATCCAAGTCCCAAACTCCAGATGGATCTTTTTTAACTTTGAATTGAGTGAAACCATTGGCCTCTAACACCATTTTAAAAATTCCAATACCTTCCAAAGTTCTAAATTGACTATAAACTAAATGCAAACCAATGTGTTGAGAGTCTTGAATATTCTCCAATATATTGAGATATTTTGGACTATATTCTTCTAATCCTTTGGTACTCAAAACGGTAGTTTCATTTGCTTTTAAAAATTCAATAGCTCGTTGGATTCTTTTTTCATATGTGGCGTCAGCCAATTTTTCAATAACCTCGTCTCCTTCAAGCTCGCCATCCCAAGCTTCACCGTTCAAATCATTTTCTCCTTTTTTAGAAGATTCTTTCAAAGCTTCCTCGTATAAATTTTCCAATTGAGTCTCTTCTTCTCTCTCCTCCTTTGGCAAAGGTCTGCCAGGTGGTTTAGGCATAACAAAATTGCAATATAACCGAGAGAAAATACGATAGGTTGATGATGGGTCTTTATAAATTCCATTTTCATCAATAACACCTTTTTTCTGTTTTGTGCTAGTTTCTTGTTTTCTCTCTTGAGCGCGAGCTGCCTCATAAACAGTAAATTGATATGCACTCATTGGAATTTTTATCACATGAAAATCTACTAGCTTTTCATAACGTGGCATGAGGGACTCTTGTGCACTTCTGAAATAAGAGGCTAATCCAATAATACGGCGTTTAAATAAATCCATATTTTTTGTGTTTCCATTTTCTGTATTTAAAAATAACTCGGCAAAATCGTCAAACTTATCGGGGAGTGCTTTATTTAACTTTATTTGTATTCCTGACGTATTTACACCTATTTTATTACTTTCCAAAATACTTATTATTCTTTTCTCAAAGTCCATGTCACTAATGGTGCCTCTCTCTTGTAATCGTGGTTTATCTCCTTGTTCCTTAAAAGTTATTGGTTTGTTTGTTACCCCGTGATATCCACTTTCTTCCTTGTATTTATTCTCAAAACCAAATGGGTTTCTTGTTATAGTAATAACTTTATCTTTAGAATAATCTATATAATCTAATACTTTTTCTCTCGTGAATATTTCCTGAAGCTTCTCTTTAGTAACAGATTGTCCTGAACGGATGTCCAAAGGAATCTCCCAAGTCTTGATGTAACCTCGCAAAATATTGAAAAGTATTCCAATTTCGTTGGGGTAATTAATAATTGGCGTTCCAGTTAGTAAAACAACTCGTGCATTCTTAGCACTCAACAAAAGTTCGTATAAAATAAGAGCCAAGGAAAAAGGAACCCGCTCTTTCTTTCCATACTTGTCGGCAGGAACTTCCTTTTCTTTGGCAATTTTGTTAACAATTCTACTAATAAAATTGTGAGCCTCGTCAATAACAACGACAGCATCATCAAAAATATTTGTTTCAAAATTATTTGTCATATCCTTTAATTTATCTCTACGCAATCCATTATAATTAATAAACTTGTATTTATATTGAATCATTTCGTCTATTTGGTCATCTAAGCTTTTAATCTCTTGAGACTCCAAAGTATCATAATTGCTAGGTTTTGTTGTGTTTACAAGCCATGCGCCCTTCTTTTTATTAATGTATTCAACGGATAAATTCAAAACACTTGAAAGCGTTTCAACGGCTTCGGGATGGTCTCTTGTTGATACCCATTGCCAAAATTGATTTTTTTTATAAATAGGTTCGCCGTATTTTTTCAATTCTTCAATATAGTTTCTTCGCAATGATGCAGGGGTCATAACAATAATTTTCTTTTTGCTCTTAAAACCTTCAGCAATAGCAATAGATGAGAGAGTTTTGCCAGCTCCCAATCCATGGAATAGCAAAAGTCCGCGATAAGGTGTATACAAATTCAAATAATCGCGCACTAATTTTTGATGGGTCAATAAAGAAAACTCTTCGGTACTATCTTGACCAATGTTATCACATGAAATTTGCTTACTATCATCCATTACAGTGTCACGGTAAGTGCCAAACAAAGAATTTATAAAGTTAACAAACTTCTCTC